ATCAATATCAAATGCAGGGTTAACATCTCATTTAGCGTTAATAACAAATAACATTACAAGCGAGCAATTAATAGGCTCGGTATCATTCAATAGTCAAAATATCGGCACTGTTACAGCCGCTTTTAAAGCTGATCAAATCGGTGTAGAATACGGTATAGCAAAATTCACAGTTAAATTTAAAGGTTAAACAATGGCAAAGGCGATACCCGACGTAACACTTGATGCAATGCTAACAGCAGCTCAAGGTACAAACATTCACGTATGTTCAGCACAGCCGACGACTTTTACTGAAGCTACGGCAACATATAAACTTGCTAGCGACACAGTAGGAAGCTATGCAAAAGCCGGTGGAACGCCAAGCGGCAGGCAGAATACGCAGGCAGGCACAACAGGTACTAGCATAAGCACAACAGGTACGGCAACACATGTTGCAGTAACAACTACTACAGGCAGTATCTTAGAGGTGGTAACAACATGCACTAGCCAGGCTTTAACGAGCGGCGGCACTGTTGATATAGGCCCTTTTGTACATACATTAACAGACCCAACCTAGGATTTATTATGTCAAAATTACGCGTAGAAGTTACAGAAATAGACGGGTTCATGGATGGTAGAGAAAAGCGAGAAAACGGCGATGTATTTAGCTCAGAAATGGGCGCTGAATATGTCAGATTAGGGTGGTGTGAAGACGCGGTAACTGGAGAGTCAGGAACTAGAGTCGAAGGCGTTCAAAGACTTAACGTTGAAAATATAAATTCATTATTGCAGTAAACAATAAGCCTCGCGAGTCGGGGCTGATCTCTTAAGGGGGTTATAAATGCCAAGGGCGCTTAGCGACAGAGAAGAACAATTTGCTCAGGCTTACATATTGCAAGGCGGCGGCAAGGTCAAGGCGTATGAAGCTGCAAAGTACAGCATGTCAATGTCTAAGGCGTGTATATCGACTCAGGCCGATAAGATATTCAATAGGCCTAATGTTAACCTAAGAATAAAAGATCTACAGAGCGCAGTAAATACAGTCATAATTAAGTCTAAGCAAGACAAGCTCTTGATACTAGAAAAGCTCATGGATAAATGCTCTAGTGACTGCTCAGAAAAGGGCGTATTGAACGCAGCAGCAGTTACAGCGGCGATTAAAGAGCATAATCTTATGCAAGGTGATAACGCCCCAATATTGACTGAGGGCATATTAAAAGTTGATACAACTCTTGCTGAAAGGTTGAGCGGTGCAAGTAAGCGATAATCACAAACAAGCAAGGCTTTACCTAAAAAACATTGAATCACTAAGTTATGATGAGCTAGCCGAGGCTATGACATATAAATGGTTCCGGCTAAACGCGATTTACCACATCAAAAACAAGTTAGGTCAAAAAGTGTTATTTTCACCGAACGCTGAACAGGAAGCTTTTTATTGCGATCAGCATGGTAGGGATATAATACTAAAAGCTCGTCAACTTGGATTTACCACATTCAAAATGATTAGCGATTTAGATGACTGCCTTTTCATTGAAAACTTTTCTGCTGGCTGTATATGTCACAACATGGACAGCGCAAAAGACATATTCAGAAATAAAATTAAATTTGCATACAACAATATAACCGACGACCAAAAGCTCTTAATATCAGAGCTAGGTTACGCACTACCGAAGCCCACCAGCGACAAGGGCAACGCTTATGTATTTAGCAACGGCTCATCAATTAAAGTGGGTACGTCATACCGTGGCGACACTCTCCAATCATTGCATGTGTCAGAATTCGGTAAGATATGCAAAAAATACCCTGAAAAAGCAAACGAGATTGTTACCGGAGCTTTTGAGGCCGTACCGGCAGTTGGTGGTGTTATCACTCTAGAGTCAACAGCCGAAGGAAAGGAAGGTTATTTTTTTCAATACTGCAATACAGCAAAAAAACTAAAAGACTTAGAGAAAGAGTTATCAATACTTGATTTCAGATTCCACTTTTTTAGTTGGTGGCAAAGACCTGAATATCAAATAGATGGGCAGGTGTTGATGGCTTTAGATAAATACTTTGACGATTTAGAGCTTAAACACGGCATAGCATTAAATCAAAGGCAAAAAGCTTGGTACTCTGCAAAATGGGCGGTGCTTGGCGATGATATGCGGCGTGAATACCCCTCCACTGCAAAGGAGGCGTTTGAGCAATCAATAAGCGGCGCGTATTACGCTCAACAATTTGCATCAATATACAAAGATGGACGCATACTGGATTTGAGTACATACGACAACCAAGGCGATGTATTTGTACAGTCTGATATCGGTGTAGGTGACTCAACGGCGTTATGGTTTTATCGAAAAGTTGGCAAAGAGATCCATCTACTGCATTACTACACTAACTCAGGCGAGGGTCTAGGTCACTACATGAAATACATTGATGAGCTAGCAGAGAAAAGAAAATGGCGTGTCAGACAGAGGTATGCGCCCCATGACATGAACAATCGTGAATTTGGCAGTAACGGCAAGACCAGGAAGGAGTTGGCTCGTGAAGGGATTGAGTTCATGGGTAAAACATACCGGGCAGATTTCGAAGTTGTGCCGAAGCTGGGCGTTGATGACGGTATACAATTGGTGCGCGACATACTATCAAGGTGCGTGTTCGATGAGTCGTGCGATGAGGGCATTAAAGCATTAGAGTCATACAGAAAAGAATGGAACGATAAGCTAGGATGCTGGCGTGATAAACCGCTACATGACTGGGCAAGTGACGGATCTGACTCATTCCGATACCTGGCAGTAACAGAAAGCAAAAGAGCCAATAATTCACACACTCAGCAAATGGTTGTCTGAATAACTCCCGCGACGTTAAATCGCGGGGCAAGTCACCCTTTCAGATTTGCTCTCCTGTGCCTTGCTTCACAAGATGAATTAAAATACATCATTCTAGCGGTGCCAAACCTAAACTTGCCACAACCGCATTTGCAAACACGTTTTTCTATTGCCATTTTTTAAAAAAGAGCTACGATATAATCGTCGTTGTTTGCTTGCATCCATTGGAGTGCTTGTTTATCTGTAATAAAATCAGGCATTAATATTGTAATTATAGAGCCGCAACAACTGCCGATATATATCACTTCAAACGTAAATCTTTTCATTCCAAATTCAGGTGATTTAGGATCTTTTATATTACTAGTTAAGCTCATTTTAACAATCCGTCCTGATAGCTTCATTGTCAACGCCTGCCTTAAGCGCGTCCTCAATCAGCCCTTCCACTAGCATTATTAAAGACCGCTCAGCAAAAGCCTTATTGAGACCCGTCGCACGCTTCAGAAGTTCGTTTTTTTCAGAGTCGTCAAGCTTTACTGAAAGGCGAGATATTACTGGCTGTATTTGCATTTTATTTACTCAGGTTAAATAATTAAAGTATGTATACTGTAGCTCAGTACAGCTACATGTCAAGTGGTTATACACTATTAATTATTAATGGTATAATACAAAAAACTCATCGGTTAAGCCGATCAAGCTAAAGGGCTTAATATGACAACCGGTGTATCAGAACAACGCGAAGAATACGACAACCTACTTCCATATCAAAAAGCAAATCGCGCAGCAGTGGCAGGACAGAGGGCTATTAGGGCAGGCGGTACTGAGTATCTTATGCCGCTGGCTTCAATGCTGTGTACTCAGAATTATGATGCAGAGCATAATCGACCAACAATGGTTTATCACAAAGAGTTGACGGTCGAGGGTCGGGCTAAATACAATAAATACCTATACAACGCTTACTTTTATGGTGCCACTGGCAGGACTGTAACTGGTTTATCTGGATTGATATTTGCTAAACCCCCAATTTGTGAGCTGCCTGCAACAGTAGAGTACCTAAAAGATAATATTGATAGCAAAGGCAGAAGTCTTATAGATTTCTCTAAGGAGCTTGTTAGTGATGCTTTTGCGAGTGTCTGGTCAGGCGTGCTAGTTGCTAGGCCTTCAACGCCGGTTGGAGCAAGCGATCTCGATGTCGAAACTAACAATCTACGCCCTAAATTATTGCATTATAAATTCGAGTCAATAATAAACTGGGATTACACAGTAATAAATAACGCTGAAGTTTTGTCGTTACTAGTGTTAGTTGAGTCAACTACAAAGCGGGTGGGGTTCAAAGTTGAAAGTGAGTTGCAGTACAGAGTTTTAGAATTAATAGGCGGCGTTTATCATCAGTCTTTATACAACAAAGACAAGATAATAATCGAAGAATTAGCGCCGGTGATTATAAATGGCAACAAATCCAATGTAATACCGTTCTACTGGTTGCAGGCTGGCGAGGGCACTAAGTGTGTAATTGATGATTTAGTTGATGCCAATTTCCAGCATTACAACATCTATGCTGATTACGGATCTAAATTGCATTATTCATCATTCATCATCTATTATGAAACTGGAGTAAATGGTGAGAGCGCCAACATGGTAGTGGGCAATGGCGTAAAGTGGAACGGTGGGACAGAGGCTACATTCGGAGTATTGCAGCCAGACGGTAACGCAGACAGCCACAGAATCGCATTACAAGACACAGAGCAAAGGATGGCAGCATTGGGCGCAGAAATGCTAAAGCCTCGGACAAGCGGAG